CGGGCTTCACGTCGCCGACGACGGCGACGAAGTCACGCGCCTGCAGCTCGCGCAGCTTGCGGCTCGTCGGCGCGTAGCTCTGCGCCGTGATCCACAAGGGGACGACCTCTGACAGGGTCAGGTCTTGCATGAGTTCTTCCTTCCTCGGGGGACGTATCCCCTTGCCCTCGCCGGGAAGTCTTGGCCCGGGGGGGGGGGGGGCAAAACGCCCTTTTGGTGCTCGAGCCCCGAGTGGTCATGGCATGTCTCTGGCTGCGGCTACCTTGCCGGACCGCAGCCGCGGAAAAAGTTGGTGGGTATCCACCACTTGGGCTGCGGAGTGTGTTGGAGTCTGCGGTCATGGTTCTGGGTTACCGAGCGTTCAGTGGTCACGAGGGGGGACTTACCGTCCGGAAGTCGCGCGCCCTCTGTGGGATACCTGCCGACGGCACCGTAGGGCGCGACCTGACTCCCATGTCGCGTCGAGTGCGCCAAATGTGGCGCGAGTCACACCGAAGACGCTGACCGCCGAGAGGCCCCACCTGGGCCCGGCGGTAGCGGCAGGCCCCTTCTTCCTTCTCTTGTGGTGGGCCTGTCGCTTCCTCCTGGCAACAGGACCCGCACATCTGCGGAGGGCAACAAGCACGCACCCGGCCGGGAGATCACGGCAAATGAGACCCGGCCGGGTGCGCCATCCACAAGGGAAGGAACACACAGTGACACAGGAAGAGCAGGAGCGTCGGGCAAACGCCCAGCGCGAGCTGGCCATCAAGGTGGCCGCCGAGAACCACGGCTACACGTTCTACGGCCTCAAGGAGGCCATCGAGTACGTCGAGGGCGTCGCCGCCGAGCCGTACACCGACGACGAGTTCGAGGCCCTCCAGTGAGGGCCGTCGGGTTTGCAGCCGTCGGCGCCATGGTCGCCGTGCCGTTCGTCGCCCCGTGGCTGGAGCGTGTGCGCGACGACCACCGCCGGCGTGTCGCCCGCATGATCGCCGCGGCCGAGCGTGACGGGCGGGTGGCCCGATGACCGCCGTGCTGTTCGTCATTGCGGCGTTTGCGCTCGGCCTGTTCCTCGGGGCCCTCGTTTCCGTCGCCCGTGACTACTACGACGAGCAGGCCGCCCAGGACGCCGAGCGCGACGAGCTCGTGCGCCAGTGGCGCCAGGGCCACGAGTACGGCAAGGAGATGGGCTACCGGGACGGCTGGACGTCGGGACGCCTGGCGCTCGTCGACGAGCAGCAGGCACGCCGCATGCACCCGACCGGGTCGCCGCTGTCGGACCTGAAGGCGCTCGACGCCGAGGCCGACCGCCGCATGAAGGGCGGCGACTGATGGCGCGCGCCAAGTCCAAGGACGACCGCTTCCAGCCGGCCGCCGACACCCGCCGCATCGCCCCGATGGCCGACGGCTGGTTCAACGTCCACACGCCTGATGGCAAGCGGCTGCGCCGCTCCCGCTCGGAGCTCGCCTACCTGGTCGTCGAGTTCGACGCCGACGACCGCACGCCCGGCTGGTTCAGCCGTGCCGCCGCAGACCTGGGCCTCGACGACGTGCTCGCCGAGGCCGCCGAGATCACCAACAGCAATGCCAACCGGAAGGAAGGAACCGGAAATGAGTGAAAGCAATGCAGCCCTAGTGACCATCACGCCCGAGGAAGCGGCCCGCATCCTTGAGCTTGAGAACGTCAACAACCGCAATATCCGCAAGTCACACGTAGAACGGCTCGCCGGCGCCATGCGCGACGGGCATTGGATCGTCAACGGCGAGACCGTCATCTACAACGACAACTACTTGCTCGACGGCCAGCATCGTCTGGCTGCGTGCGTGCTTGCTGGCGTGCCTTTCACCACATGGGTCGTGAGCAACGTCCCGAGCGACGCCATGCCGTCGATTGACAAGGGCATTGCCAGGACCGCCGGCGACACCCTCAGTTGGGCCGGTTACAAGAACGGCAACCAGGCGTCAGCGATTGCCAGGCGTTGCCACGCGTTGAACCTGGGCAAGAACCTTCGCGACCCGGCGACCTTTTCAAGGCTTGACGACTTCGTCCTGCTTGACTTCATGAAGGCCAATGCGGAAGTCATCGACCTCGCCATCAGACTTGCGTATCCCGTGTCCTATGCGGTCGGGCTTAGTCGCACGGCGTGGGGTGTTCCCATTGCTTGGATCTCCTTGGCCGGCAATGACGAGCACGTCATTGAACAGTTCTTCAGTGACGTTGAGCTAGGGGCCGGACTCCTCAAAGGCGACCCACGCTGGGCGCTGCGCGAGTGGGCTGGGAAAGCGGCTCGCGACCGGCGCAAGTTGCGAAACGACGAGTCACTTATCGCCGTTGTCAAGGCGTGGAACGCCTGGCTGCAGGGCGACACCGTGAAGATCTTGCGAGTCCTCCCCACAGAGGCGCTGCCCGAGGTGGTCGTCGCATGAGGGACGTCAGCGACCCGACCTACGTCGCAGAGCTCGACGAGTTCCTCGAGTCGGCGCTCAACGAGCTGGAGGGCATCCGGCTCCGGCTGTTCGACCTGACCAACGCCGTCGCCAAGGCGCCGGTGCACGAGCTGGCTGACCTGAGCAACGAGCTGATGGTCCTGTTCCGCAAGCTCACGAACCTCGAGGAGGGCATCGCCGAGCTGACCGACCACCGGCCAGTGCAGGCGGTCTTCGAGTTCGAGGAGGTGGACCGATGAGGCGGGCCCTGGTCTGCCTCCTCATGGTTGCGGTCCCGGTCGGCGGTGCTGTCCTGCCGGCCGGGACTGCGGGTGCCGCCACCAGCCCCGACTGCTACTCGGCCATCAACGTGTGGTGGCCCGTGCAGCACCGTGCCTGGGCCCGAATGGTGGTCACCAGAGAGGCGGCGAACCGCCCAACGTCAGCAAACGCCCGTAGCTCGGCACGAGGCTGCTGGCAGCTTCTGATGAGCCTGCACGCCCACCGCTTCAACAAGGTCGGGTTCGGCTGCAGCCCGGCCAAGTGGGCCAACGCCGACTGCAACACGCTTGCAGCGCTGCACCTGTTCAAGCAGGCCGGGAAGACCCCGTGGCGCGTCACTAGGTACACCCGGTGACCGGCCCCGTCGTCGAGTGGGCCCGGCGCTGGCTCGGCGTCTCGCAGCTGGAGGCCGAGAACCGGCGCCTGACGCTCGAGGTCCGCAGCCTGCGCCTCGACCTGGAGCAGATGCACCGCAACGTAAGCGCCGCCGAGAAGGTCGCCGCACGCGCCGAGGCCAGCGGAGACCCCGACTCGCTCGGGCGCATCTTCGCCGTGCTGCGGAGGGGACGCTGATGCCCCGCAAGAAGATCCCGATGAGCGAGCGGGCCCACGGCCTGGCCAGCACCTACCAGGCGGGCTGCCGGTGCGACGAGTGCAAGGCCGCACAGGCGCGGTACTCCAAGGAGCGGTACGAGGCGCGCAAGGCCGGCGACGTCCGCAAGCCCGGCAAGCTCGAGCACGGCAGCCGTGGCATGTACGCCAAGGGCTGCCGCTGCGACGAGTGCAAGGCCGCCGAGGCTGCGTACAGGCGCAACTACGACAAACGCCGCAGGCAGGGGGACGTCGGTCCGGCGCAGAAGACCGACGACGTCGAGGTCATGCGCGAGATCCGCATGCCGGTGTCGTGCCCCAACTGCGGGGGCGACGTCGTCCAGCAGACCCCGGCCTCGAGGACCGGTTCGGGCATGCGGGTCACCGTCATGCTCCGCTGCTCCAAGAACGGCTGCAACCGCCAGTGGCAGTTCATCGGCACGCTCATGTCGCTGTCGGGCTCCGAGTACCTGGGGGCGGCGTGACCTGGCACGCGCAGGCCAACTGTCTGGGCGTCGACGCCAACCTCTTCTACCCCGAGCGTGGCGACTACGCCGCCGTCATGGCCGCCAAGGCGATCTGCGCCGGGTGCCCCGTCACCGAGCAGTGCCTCGAGGACTCGGCCGGTGAGAAGGACGGGATCTTCGGCGGCATGAGCGGCCGGGAACGGCGCGAGTACCGCAAGGTGCACGGCGTCGGTCGGGCCTGCCTGCAGTGTGGCGAGCGGTTCACGGCGCGCAACGTCCAGCACCTGCTCTGTTCGCCCGAGTGCAAGAAGGCCCGGCACATCGAGCAGAAGGCCGAGTCGGCCGCACGGGCCTGGTGGTCCGAGTGACCGGCGCCCGCTCGCGCCGCAAGGGGCACCGCTACGAGCTCGACGTCGTGCACTACCTGCAGCAGCACGGCTACCCCGAGGCGCGCACGACGCGCAACGAGCTCGGCCACGGCGGCACCCACCAGCCCGGCGACGTGCGGGTCGAGGGCCCCGTCTGCGTCTCGATCGAGTGCAAGAACGTGACGGAGACGTCGTGGCCGGCATGGCTGCGACAGGCGGCACGCCAGGCAGGCACCGACGTCCCCGTCGTCGTCCGCAAGACCCACGGCTCCAGCGACGTCGGCAACGACATCTGCATCCTGCCCCTCGAGGACTACCTCGACCGCCTTGACGGCATCCCGCCGATCGTCGTGCGCCCCTCGCGTACCTGCCAGGCCGACCTGTGGCTGTCGCGCCACGACCGGGTCGAGTGGTTCGACGGGCGACGCACCTGGGCCGTCGTCAGGTTCTCCGAGCTCGTGCGGGCAGCGAGGACCGACGCATGAGCTACTTCGACCGCCAGAACGACGACACGCCCATGACGGCCGAGGAGCTGCTCGACCTCGCCGAGCGCCGCCCGGCCTGGATGGGCGACGCCGAGTGCCGCACCGAGCGCGCGCAGACCCTCGCCTGGACGTTCGGCCACCAGCACGCCAGCGACCTGTTCGTCGCCCAGGGCGGCCAGGGGCGTCGAAGCATGGCCGAGATCGTCGCCGCCCGCACCCTCTGCGAGGACTGCGCCGTGCGCACTGAGTGCCTCGCCTACGCCCTCGACCACCACCCGCAGGCCGGGACGTGGGGCGGCACCGACATCCGACAAAGAACAGCCATGAAGAAGGAAGGAACACGATGAGCGACTTCGGGAGCCTTGAAGCAGAACCCAAGAGGGACCGGTACGGCCGGTACCTCATCACGCCGCCCGACGGTGGCAAGGCCGTGCCCATGACACGCGCCACGACCGTCGCCAAGGCCCTCGACGACACCGAGGGCCTGCAGAAGTGGATGAAGCGCCAGGTGGCGTTCGGCATGGCGCAGCGACCCGACCTCGTCGCCGCTGCCGCCACCACCGACCCCACCGACAAGAAACGCCTCGCGTCGATCGCCGAGGACGCCATGTCGGCCGCCGGGTCGTCCGCAGCAGCCACCGTCGGCACCGCACTGCACCGGGCCACCGAGCTCGCCGACCTCGGCCTCGAGGTGCCCGAGATGTTCGCCGAGCGCGTCGAAGAGTACGAGCGCACCCTCAAGGCCGCCGGCATCACCGTCGACCCCGAGCTCGTCGAGGCCGTGCTGGTCCTGTGGCAGCACCAGATCGCCGGAACCACCGACAGGATCGTCACCGTCGGCGGCCGCCGCTACGTCTTCGATTTGAAGACCGGTGAAGCGATCTACCCCCACTCGTTCGCCGTCCAATGCTTCCTTTATGCGGCAGCGGACCACATCTACGACTTCCGCACCGAGACGCTCCGGCCCATGCCCGAGGTCGACCAGGACCGGGCGATCATCTGCCACCTCCCCGCCAAGGGGGGACCGTGCACCCTGCACTGGCTCGACATCTCCGCCGGGCGCGAAGCCCTTGAGCACGCCCTGTGGGTGCGTACCTGGCGCAAACGGCGCGACCTGCTCACCCCGTTCGACGTTCCCGAGGTCCCGAACGCAGAACCGCCGGCGCTCGAGGTCGTGCGCGACGAGCTGCAGCCCCGGCGTGAACGACTGCTCGCCGCACTGCGCCCCCTCAAGGACGCCGACGCCACCACGTTCGTCGCCACCTGGCGCCGGGCCCTCGCAGCCATCCCGTTCCCCAACAAGGCCGACGAGTGGGACGCCGCAGCCATGGACGCCGTCGAACGCGCCTACGAGCTCGCGTGGACCGACGACGTCGTGCCCACCGTCGCCCCCGAGTCGACGCTGCCTGAGCCCCGGCCCGAGACCGACGCCGAGGACCACGGCGGCCTGGTCGACCCCGACTCGCTCGCCGAGGCCCGTGAGCAGATCAAGCACCTGCCCCGAGGCGCGAAGGGCTGGATGATGGCGTGGCAGGACGACGCCGTCGCCAACGGCCTCGCCTGGCGCATGGGCCGAGGCCCGCACGTCTCGGTGCGCAGCTGGTGGACCACCAAGGCCGGCTACTGGCTGGCCCGCCTCGTGCACAACAGCGACGCCGACGACCCGCAGGACGACGCCCGGCTCGTCCTCGCCTCCGTCCTCGGCGACGCCGCCCTCATGCCCACCATCTCGGTCGGCCAGTGCCTGTCGTCGCTCACCGTCGACGAGGCGTCGCTGTGCTGCTCGCTCGCCCAGTGCGCCGTCGAGGGCGACGTCCGCATCAACGACCAAGGGCTCCTCGAGGTCGCGGCATGAGCGACTTCATCACGTTGCCCGAACGGCTTATCGAGTCCGGCACCGACCTCGAACGTGAGGCCGCCGACCGCATCGTCGACCTCGAGGTGCAGCTGTTCAGGCTGCGCGTCGAGCTCGTGCAGCTGCGCGAGGAGACGGACCAGTGAACCCGTCGCCGTACTGGACGGCCTACGCCGACGCACTGCCCGACCAGGGGACCGTGACGCTCGCCAACGGCGACGTCAAGCGCCTGGTCGAGCAGCTCAACGCGCTCGGCGCCGAGTGCGACCGCCTGAAGGCCGAGGTCGTGCGCCACGACGGCCTACGTCGCGCCGCAGAGACCGACCGTGACCGGATGGAGCGCCAGCTCTACCGCACGGACACCTGACCGCCGGCCGACCGGCCGACCGGAAACAACAGACAGACAACGGAAGGACAGACAGATGGACGACTTCATGTCGGACGACAACGACGGCGGCACGTTCGTCAAGTGGGAAACGCCAGGCGACGAGGTGTTCGGCGTCGTCGTCAGCTTCTCGCTTGACGGCGGCACCGACTTCGCCGGGCACCCGGCACCAAAGCTGGTGGTGCGACAGATGCGCCGCACCGGCGAGAGCTGGTTTGAGGTGCAGGCCACGGGTGACGACGACGCCGTCATCAACGGTGGCCCCAGCGCACTGCAGAACCTGCTGCGCGAGAAGGCCTACAAGTTCCAGCCCGGCTACCTGGTGCGCATCCTGTACGTCGAGGACCGCCCGACAAAGCGGGACCCGTCGAAGACGTACAAGGCGTTCAAGGACGGCAGCAGCGAGGGCAAGCCCTTCACGGTCGTGGGCGCTGCTGCGGCTGCTGCCATCCCCGACGACGCCCTCGACTTCTGAGCCGGGTGACGGTGACCGAAGACCCTGACGACTGGATGGCGGCGTTCGATGCGCTGCCCGAGGACCCGTTGCCGCCGCGCCCCGACATCGAGGGCATCGACGAGCTGCGGGCCCGACGGCAGCGCGAAGGTCGCCAGGAGCGGGACCGGCCCCGCCCTGGCGACCCCGTCACCAACGACCTGTTCCAGTCGCTGTACCCCGAGTACGACGAAGGGCCCGACGAGCCGCGCCTCCTCAACATCCGGTGGACCAGCACCTACGCCACCGACCCGCCGCCCCTCGAGGACCCCGTCATCGAAGGACTCCTCAACGCCGGCGAGTTCATGGTCGTCGGTGCCGAGCGTGGCATCGGCAAGACCTGGCTCGGCTACAACATCGCCAGCCTTCTCGCCACCGGCGACGGGCCCCTCTTCGGCCGCCTCCCCATCCCCAAAAAGCGCAAGGTCCTCTACCTGCAGGGCGAGCTCGACGAGACCCAGGCCGCCGTGCGCTGGAAGATCCTCCACGGCAACGGGCTCGACTTCGACGACGCCCAGCTGCCCGAGGTCGCCGAGACGTTCGACCCGGTGCGTTTCAGGGTCGTGCGCCGCCGCCGCACCTACAAAGGCGACGGCGAATCGTTCAGCGACGAGTACCTCGACGCCACCATCGACGACCAGCTCGAAGCCACCATCGAAGCCCTCGGCATCGAGGTCGTCGTCGTCGACCCGTGGGCCGTGTTCCTCCAGGGCAACGAGAACTCCAACGACGAGGTCGAAGCGGTCCTCTCAAAGCTCCGTGAGATCGGGATGCGCAACAACGTCGCGTTCATCATCTTCCACCACCTCGGCAAGGCCCGTGACTACGCCGAGCCCGAAGACATGTGGCGGGGCGCCTCACGCCTTGCCGACTGGGCCGCCAACCGCGTCACCATCGTCCGCCACTACACCGACAAGAAGGCCGCCGACCTCGGCCTCGAGCGCCGTGACGCACGCCGGTACGCCGACCTCAAGTTCCTCCGCCGTGGCGCCCCCATCGACGACTTCAGCGTCCACCTCGACACCGACGGATGGTGGCGCGAATGGACGCCCGACCAGGCCGAAAGGGTCGGCGACACCTACGAGCAGACGCTGCTCGACGCGCTGCACGTCCACGGCATCTTCCGGTCCTCTAAGGACGCCGGCGAGAAGGCCGGGATGAGTCCCAACACCGCCAACAAGCACCTCGAGATCCTGCTCGCCAACGGCCTCGTACGGCGCGAGATCGGGGCCCGTGGCACCCACGTCTGGCACCCGCTCGGCGACGACCTGGAGGGGCTGTGACCGCGCACCGCGCAAGCACCCCTTGCGCGGTGCGCGGTGCTTGCGCGGACGATTCCGCCCCAGCACTGGGATCTGAGCACCACCGCGCAAGGCGCGCACCGCGCAAGGGGTCACCTTGCGCGGTCGTCCCAGACCTGTGGATAACTGGGTGCATCCCAGTACTGGCAAGGAAAAGTTATCCACCGCGCACCGCGCAAGGTCCCCCCCTAAAGGGGAGGTGGCCACTGCGCGGTGGCCCCACCACCTTCCTGTGGACAACGCCATGAGCGACCTCGACCTCGAGGACGTCGACCCGCAGGCCCTCGTCGGTGCCCTCGCCTCGATCCTCCGACGTGCGGCCGGCGACCTCGTCCTGGCCCACCACATCGCCAACGCCCTCGGTGCACCCACCGAGTGGTTCACCAACGTCGCAGTCATCTGCACCGACTTCGCCCACGAGCTCAGCCCAGCCACCAAGGAGAACCCATGAGCCCCGACAACGTCATCCGCTTCGACCTGGGCCGACGCTCACGGCGCCAGGCCCTCAAGGCCGACCAGGCAGCAGCGGCCAACGTGTTCGCCACCATGCGCCAGTTCCTCGAGTCCGGCCTGGTCGAACGTGCGCACAAGTCGGCGTGGACCGTCATGTCCGACGGCCTGCCGACCCAGAGCATGGGCGAGCCGGGCGGCGGGTCGGGCGGCCACGGCGACCCCACCCTCGGCGCGGTCATGGCGAACGAGCAGATGGCCCGCATGCTCGACGACCTGCACGCCGAGCTCGAGCGCGCCGTGTCCGCCACTGTCCACGCCTTCCGCCTGGCCACGTCGATCGTCGGGCAGACCGTCGCACCCGCCGAGGCCGAGGCACCAGGGGCTGGCCACTGCCAGCGGTGCAACGTGTGGGTTTCCGGCTCGGCGTCCGACCGGATCAAGTCCGGCTACTGCGAGCGGTGCTACAAGGCGTGGCAGCGTGCAGGCAACCCCGACCGGGCCGAGTTCAACGGCGCCAGCGACGAGGGCGCGTGAATGTCCCCACGATGTCCCCAGCCGGGTGTACTGTTCACGTCAGTGGTCGAGGTCTGTACCTCGGCCGCTGTCGCGTTCGGAGGCCGATGATGCCCAAGCGTCCCCGCCCCGCACTCGTCCGCTGGACCGACGCATGCGACGCCGCACCGGAGTGGACCGCCAGTGCGAAGGTCGCAGCCTCGAGGCCCGTCGCCTGCCAGTCCGTCGGGTTCCTCCTCGCCGAGGACGACGAGCGAGTCGTGCTGGCCACGTCGATCAGCGAGGACGGCGACGCTGCCAACGGCATCGTGATCCCGACCAGCTGCGTCACCGAGGTGAGGTACCTGGATGCCTAGCCGTCCCGACGTAGCGAACCTGCGCAAGAGCTGGGGCTACCGCAAGGCGCGTGCGCAGCTGCTGTCGCAGTCCACGGTCTGTTGGATCTGCGGACGTGACGGCGCCGACACCGCCGACCACGTCGTGCCGCTCATCGACGGTGGGCACCCGACCTCGCTGCTGAACATGAGGCCGGCGCACCGCTCGTGCAACAGCCGACGCGGTGCCAACCGACCGACCTCGAGCACGGTCGAGACCTCGCGCACCTGGTGACTGGCGCCCCTCGGGGGCCCTGCAAGACCCTGCAGGGGGCCGCACGGTTTCTGACCGCGGGCCCCCACCTTGACCCCGCCCGACAACCGTCTGGACTCTCTCCCCGAGGTTCGTGACGAGACCCTTGCAAACAAAGGGGTCTGAGCGGGTGCCGCTCGAGGTCGACCGGCCGGGCCGCCGGGCGACTGCAAGAACTTGCAACGGAGGGCCATGAACACGCGCAAGCTCAAGGCCCTTCTGGCGCTCCGCCGCAAGGACGCCGACTGGACTGCCGAGCTCGAGGCCGTGGCCTCGCTGGCCATGACCCTCGCTGCCGCCCTGGACTCCGACGCCGGCTCCGGCCTTGCCGCCGTGGCCCGCGAGTACCGGGCGACGGTGCAACTGCTGTCAACCAAGGACACGGGTGTCAACGATGCCTTCGACCAGCTCGCCGCGCGCCTGTCTGCCCAGGTGGAGCACCGCTAGGACCGACCGCCCGACGTGGGGCGGCGAGGTTGCGGCGATCGCCGAGATGATCGGCTTTGAGCTGATGCCGTGGCAGCGGCACGTCGCCGACGTCGCCCTGGAGTTCGACCCGTCGACGCAGCGCCTGGTGTACCGGGAGTGCGTGCTGACGATCCCCCGCCAGGCCGGGAAGACCACGTTGCAGCTGGCGCTGATGGCGTGGCGGGCGACGAAGTGGCCGGACCAGCGGATCGTGTACACGGCGCAGACCCGCAACGACGCGTACCTGCAGTTCACCGACAGCCACGTCGCCGCGCTTGAGCGGTCCGAGCTCGGGGCGCTGTTCACGGTCCGCCGGTCGAACGGCTCGGAGGCGATCCGCTGGCACAACGGCTCGTTGCACACGATCGCGGCGACGCACGAGACGTCGAGCCACGGCCGCCAGACGGACCTCGGCATCCTCGACGAGGCGTTCCACCTGGTCGACTCCCGCATGGAACAGGCGCTGAAGCCGTCGATGGTGACCCGTGACCAGCCGCAGCTGTGGATCGTGTCGACCGCCGGCACGGCCGACAGCACCTACCTGCGCCAGAAGGTCGACCGTGGCCGGGAGGCCGTGGCCAAGGGCGTAACCGACGGCGTGTGCTTCTTCGAGTGGTCCGCCGAGGACGAGCTCGACCCGGCCGACCCGGTCACCTGGCAGTCGTGCCACCCGGCGCTGGGCCACACGATCGACCTCGACGTGATCCGTTCCGACTTCACGTCGATGGAGCTCGCCGAGTTCGAGCGCGCGTACCTGAACCGCTGGACGCACGGCATCACCTCGGCGCCGATCCCCGTGTCGACGTGGGAACGGCGCACCGACAAGGAGACGTCGCCGGGCGACGACGTGTGCTTCGCCGTCGACTTCGCCCCCGACCGTGAGCACGCCTCGGTCGCCGTGGCCGGTCTCGGCCCCAACGACAAGCACGTCGTCGAGCTCGTCGACCGGCGCCCCGGTACCGACTGGGTCGTTGGGCGCATCGTCCAGCTGTGGGACAAGTGGAAGCCCCGTGCGGTCGTCGTCGACCAGATCGGCCCGGCATCCACGGTCATCCCCGAGCTCGAGGCCGCCGGCGTGAACGTCGTGACCACGTCGAGCCGTGACATGGCCCAGGCGTGCGGGCGGCTGTTCGACGCCGTGCTCAACGACAAGGTCCGGCACCTGGGCCAGCCGGACCTGACCGCTGCGGTGGCCGGTGCGGCCAAGCGCAAGCTCGGGGACGCCTGGGCGTTCTCGCGCAGCTCGTCCGCCGTCGACATCTCGCCGCTCGTTGCGGCGACCCTCGCCCTGTGGGGCGTGACAACGATCGAACCCGAGGTCGAGGCCGAGACGCCTGACCCACTTCTCGCCGTCTGGTAGGTCCATGCGCTCGAAGCTCACCACCGCCATCGAGCTCCTCGGCGCCACCCTGGTGGCCGCTGCCGCGTGGACCGTCGACCTGCGCCTCGGCCTCCTGGTCACGGGCCTGCTGCTGGTCGGCCTCGGCATCCTCCTGGAGCGTCGCTGACATGGGCCTGTTCTTCTCCGAACCCGAGAAGCGTTCGGGCCCGTCGGCTGCCGAGCTCGTGCAGGCCGCGCAGATGATGCGCCTGTCGCCGAAGACGGTGAACGTGTCCGACTCGGTCGCCCTGACCCACTCGGCCGTGTGGGCGTGCTCGAGCCTGTACGCCCGGCTGATCTCGACGCTGCCGTTCCACGCCTACCGGCAGGCCGGCGGCATCGACACCCGCATCCCTGACCCGCAGATCCTGCGCCAGCCGAACGGGACGCAGCCGCTGACGTCGTGGCTGTCGCAGGCCGTGTACTCCCTCGTGCTGCGGGGCAACGTGTACGGCCTCGTCGTGAGCCGCAACAACCTGGCGCTGCCGAGCGCCGTGCAGATCCTGCACCCCGACCTGGTCAGCGCCGACTACGACTGGCGGACCGACCAGGTGACCTACAAGGTCGGGGGCGTCGAGGTCGACGCGTCGGCCATCTGGCACCGGGCGATGAACACGATGCCGGGCTCGCCGATCGGCATGAGTGCCCTGTCCGCCGCCCGCCAGTCGGTCGGCATGGGCGTCTCGGCCCAGCAGTTCGGTTCGCAGTGGTTCACGTCTGGCGGCATCCCGACGGGCACGCTGGAGACCGACGCCGAGCTCACCGCCGAGCAGGCCGCGGCGATCAAGGACCGCTGGCAGCACGCCGTGACCGCCGAGCGTGGCGTCGCGGTGCTCGGCCAGGGCTTCTCGTACAAGGCGATCTCGATCGCCCCGCAGGACGCCGAGTGGCTGAACGCCCAGAAGGTCTCCGTGCAGGACGTGTGCCGGTTCATGGGCGTCCCGCCCGAGATGGTCGGCTCCGAGTCCGGCGCGTCGATGACCTACTCCAACGTCGAGTCCCGTGCGGTCGACCTGCTCCGCTACTCGATCGACCCGGTGCTCAACATCCTCGAGTCGGGCCTGACCGACCTGCTGCCCCGCCCGCAGTACGTCCAGGCGACCCGTGACGCACTGCTGCGCATGACCACGACCGAGCGGTACGCCGCGCACGCCTCGGCGATCGCCGCCGGGTGGAAGACCGTCAACGAGGTCAGGACGACAGAAGACCTGCCGCCGCTGCCCGACGAGGACGACAGCATCGCCGACGACCTGGCTGGCGAGCCATGAACGAGGGCACCGAGATCCCCGAACCCACGAGGTCCGACATGACCATCAACGACGAGTACCGCCGGACCGACGACGGCGTCGAGGTGCCCGAGCTCGAGCACCGGCGCCTGGCCGACGTGGAGCTGCGCATGGACGGCGACACGCCCGTCCTTGACGGCTACGCGCTGGTGTACGAGTACCGCTACGACGTGGCCGGCGGGCCGGAGGCCGGTGGCTTCACCGAGGTCATCGCCCGTGGCGCCGCGGCCAAGTCTGCCGGCGAGGCCGACGTGCGGCTTTTGGTCAACCACGACGGCGTGCCGCTGGCCCGCAGCCGGGGCGGCGAGGGCACGCTGACGCTGTCGTCCGACGACGTCGGTCTGAAGGTGCGCGCCGAGCTCGACCCGGCCAACCCGACGGTGCAGGAGCTGCGGTCCGCCATGAACCGCGGCGACCTCGACCAGATGTCGTTCGCCTTCCGCATCCCGAAGGGCGAGGGCCGCCAGGAGTGGAGCAAGGACTACACGGTCCGCACCATCCGCGAGGTCCAGCTCTTCGACGTCTCTGTCGTCACCTACCCGGCCAACCCGGCCACCGTGGCGAAGCTCCGCAACGACGAGGCCCCGGCAGAGGAGGCGACCGACGAGGTCGTCACCGGCCGCAGCCTCGACGTCGCACGGGCCCAGTTCGACCGGCTCCGCCGGGGCTGAGCCCAAACACCGCGCCGCGCACCACGCCGTCGACCACGCCGGGCCCTGCGGCCCACCTGGTCGGCACCTGGACGCACCCGGTGGTCCCTACCCATCTCCCACCTAGGAGTCACCCATGCTGGAGCAGATCCGCTCCCTGATCGCCGCTGCGCTCGACGAGCGCGACGGCGCCGAGGCGAAGGTCACCGAGATCCTCGACGCAGTCGAGGCCGAGGGCCGCACCGACCTCACCCCCGAAGAGACCGAGGTGTTCGACGCCGCGCGCGCCGAGCTCCGCACCATCGACGAGCGCATCGACGCTCTCAAGGCCCAGGAGGCTGACATGTCCGAGCTCAACGAGCGCAACGAGGCCGCAGCCGAGCTGCGCACCGACCTGGCCAAGGCCGTCCAGCACGTCGCGGTCGTGTCCGAGGCCCGCACCTACCGGCCCGACGGCGAGCACAACTTCTTCGCCGACGCCATCGCTGCGAAGCGTGACGCCGCCGCCGCCGAGCGCATCGAGCGCAACCGGCGCGAGTCGCAGATCGACTACCGGTCCACGACCGGTGCGTTCGGCGGCCTCGTGGTGCCCCAGTACCTGACCGAGCTGTTCGCCCCGAACCTCGAGTCGGGCCGTCCGTTCCTGTCGGCGGTGACCAACATCGGTCTCCCCGAGGCGGGCATGAACATCACCATCCCGCGTGGCTCGACCAGCACCTCCGTGGCCGCCCAGGCGACCGAGAACACCGCCGTGTCGAACACCACGTTCGCCGAGTCGGACCTCGTCGTGCCCGTGCGCACCTTCGCCGGCCAGCAGGTCGTCTCCCGCCAGGCCGTCGAGCGCGGCACCGGCATCGCCGAGATCCTGCTCGCCGACCTGTTCGCCGAGTACGCGACCAAGACCAACGTCTCGGCCATCTCGGGCGACGGCACCGCCGGCGGCCACTGGGGCATCCTGAACACCACCTCGGTGCAGACGGCTGCCTGGACCGGCACCACGGGCGCCTCGCTCGTGTCGGCGATCCACAACGGCATCGGCAAGGTCAACGGCGCCCGCTACGCGGCGGCCGACCTCATCGTGATGCACCCGCGCCGCTGGGCGTGGCTGTGCGCGGCGAGCGACGGCAACCAGCGCCCGCTGGTCGAGGTCGTCGGTGGCACCGGCCAGAACGTCGTCGGTGCGGGCTCCGCTGCCGGCTACGCGGCTGTCGGTTCCATCGCCGGCATCCCGGTCGTCATCGACGCCGGCGTCCCCACCAACCTGGGTGCGTCGACCGACGAGGACCGCATCATCATCACCCGTCGCCAGGACGTGCTCCACATGGAGGACGCCGGTGCGCCGGTCGGCCTCGAGCTCGAGGAGGTCCTCGCGGACCAGCTCTCGGTGCGCATGGTGGCCTACGGCTTCAGCGCATTCACCGCCGGGCGCTACCCCACGGCAACCTGCGTGCTGATGTCCACTGGCTTCAAGCAGGTCCTCAGCTGATCGGCTGACCCAACCGAGAGGGGCCGGTGCTTGACAGCGGCACCGGTCCCTCTCGCTGTCACCCCGCTGTCACTGCTGTCACTACGGAGGGCAACCCGTGAACAACGAGCTGGTGGGCAAGGTCGTCGTGGCCTTCCCGAGCACCGGCCACGACATCAGCAGCCGCTGGCTGCGGTCGCTGGTCGAGATGGACGTCTACGACCGGGAGCGCAGCGTCCGGCTCTGGGAGGAGATGGGCTGCCCCGAGCAGCCCAACCCGCTCGAGCTGCGCCTGTTCCACAACTACCTGTGCGTCGAGGCCACGGCCAACCTGGCCAAGGCGCGCAACCGCCTGGTCGACGAGTTCCTTACCAACGAGGTCTACGCCGAGGCGCAGTGGCTCTGGTTCCTGGACTCCGACATGGTGTGGGAGCCCGAGCTCATGCACCGCATGGTCGCCCGCTGCGCCCAGATGGACCTGCGGGTCCTCGGCGGCCTGTGCGTCATCGTCACCGAGAACGGCCCGCTGACCACGCTGTTCGCCCACGACGACGACACCGTCACCCAGGTGCTGCTCGACTGGCCGGACGGCACCGTCTGCGAGGTCGCGGCTACCGGCACCGGCTGCCTCATGGTGCACCGCTCGGTGCTCGAGGAGATGCGCGAGAAGTCGGGCAGCGCCAAGAACGCCTGGTTCGGTTTCGACGTCGTCAACTCAATCACCGGCAAGGAGTGGGCGCTCGGCGAGGACATCTCGTTCTGCCTGCGTGTCCAGCAGCTCACCGACCACAAGGTCTACGTCGACACAACCGCACACGTAGGACACCACAAAGGCGCCAAGGTCTGGTGGCCGTCGGAGACCAGGACCAACCCGGTCGACGTCGACAAGCTCCACACCTCCACGGTCGATGAGAACGTTTGGGCCTGACGCGGCGCGCTACTGGCTTGCCGCCGACGGCAAGCCGGTCGCCAAGCCGTTCCACCTCCGCTGGCTGCTGCCGGCACTGTGCGGTCAGGACCTCAAGCTCTGGTGGGCCGTGTGGGGCCTGTCGTGGCCGCTGCTGGCCTCCGGCACCGTGTTCTGGGCCAGAGGCACCGGAGCGTCGTGGGCGGTCTCTGCGGCCGCTGCGGCGCTGCTCGTGGCCCTGCCCGGCATCTGGGGGCCGCACTCGGTGCGTCCAGTCGGAGTCGACCTGCCCGCCATGGCCGTCGGCATCTGGGCCGCCGCCTGTTTCACCAACGGGCAGCCGGTCATCGGCGTCGTCCTAGTGGTCTGGGCGGCGTGCATCAAGGAGACCATGCCGGTCTGGGTGGCGCTGTGGGCGTGGACGCCCCTCGCCCTCGTCGGCCTGGTCGCCCCGGCCGTCGCCGCCGTCGTCCGCAAGCACGAGGTCGACCCGGTCACCGCACAGCCGCTGCTGCAGCGGGTGCACGACCACCCGGTGCGCAGCTCGCTCGAGCACCACCGGGGCCAGTGGCGCAGCGCCTGGTTCATGGTGGCCCCGTGGGGGGTCGGCCTAGCTGCACTGCTCGCACCGACGCCGCAGCTGTTCGCCACCGTCGGCCTCGCCTACGGGCAGCTCGTCGTGGCCACCGACACCGTCCGGCTCTACCAGATGGCCGCCGGGCCCGTCGTCTGCCTCGCAGCCGCCGGCGTCGTTCCGACGCACTGGCTGCTCCTCGCCGTCGTCGTACACGCAGTGTGGTGGCGGGAGCCGGTCGTCGGATGACCGCCACCATCTGTGTCGTCATCCCCACCGTCGGCCGCCCGACTTTGGGTCGCGCCGTCGCCTCGGCCGACGCCTTCGCCGACCAGGTCCTCGTCGTCGCCGACCGGGCACCCGAGGTCGACGCCGACCTGCACGTCAAGCTCGGCTGCCCCGGCCTCGTCCGCAACGCCGCCGCCCCGCACGTCCGCACCGACTTCGTGGCGTTCTGCGACGACGACGACGTGCTGGTCCCCGAGGTCTACCGCCGGGGCGTCGACATGCACCCGGCCGTCGACATGCTGATCCACACGATGGCGCACCCGGTCCTCGGCCCGGTGCCCCGACCTGGGTGGCCGCTCGACCACGGCAACGTCGGCATCAGCTTCATGGTCCGCACCGACCTGTGGCGGGCCAACCCGTTCATCGCCGGTCCTCCGGCCACGTTCCGCGGCGAGGACTTCGAGCTCGTCCGCCGGTTCATGGACCAGGGCAGGACCATCGCACTGTCGACCGAGGTCGGCTACATCGTCCGCCCGCAGGAGGGCCAGTCGTGACCATCACCAACGGCTACCTCACCACCGCCGAGGCCCGCACCTACGCCGGCCTGTCCGACCTAGCCGACACCGAGCTCCTCGACGACGTCGTGACCGCCGTCTCGCGTGCGATCGACAACGCCTGCCAGCGGACGTTCTTCCAGCAGGCGGCGCAGGCCCGCACGTTCGCCACGAGCTCGGCCACCAAGCTCGTGCTCGGCGCCTTCAACGACCTGGTCTCCATCACCACGCTGAAGTTCGACGAGGACGGCGACGGCGTGTTCGAGAAGACCATCGCCTCGAGCGACTTCGGCCTGGTCGACAGCGACTTCCCCGAGACGGGCCCGTACACGCTCGTCGAGCTCTACAACTCGACGCTGTTCCCAGTGCCCGGCGGCACCGCCGGCAGCGGCCGCACGAAGCTCACGGAGGTCACCGGCACCTGGGGCTGGCCCGCCGTGCCGGCGCAGGTCAAGCAGGCGTGCCGCCTGCAGGTCGCCCGAGTGATGAAGCGTCAGGAAAGTCCCCTCGGGGTAGCGGGCTTCGGCGAGTTCGGCGTCGTCCGTGTCTCGCGCCTCGACCCTGACATCGACGCCATGCTGCAGCCCTACAAGCTGCTGTCGCCGGGGCTCGCCTGATGGCGGCCACCAACCTCGACGTCCTCGAGGGCATCGAGACGGTCGTCTCCGCCGGCTGCCCCGGCGTCAAGGTGTACCGGGTGCCGCCCATGGAGGTCGTCGCCCCGGCGGTGCTCGTCACCGGGTTCACGTTCGACCCGCACGTCCAGTTCGGCGCCGACGCCCGCAAGTTCACCGTCGAGCTCACCGTCGTCGTCTCGGCCCGCCAGGTGCAGCTGTTCGACGAGCTGCTGCGCCTCGTCGAGCCGTCGGACTCCCGCAGCGTCCAGGCTGCCCTTGAGACCGACCACACGCTCGGCGGCCGGGTCTCCGACCTGATCGTCGGGGCCGTCGACAGCCTGCGCGAGCTCACCGTCGGCGAGACCGGCTTCTGGGCGATCACCCTTGGCGTCGAGGTCTGGGGCTGATGGGCACCTCGCGCTCCGGCGCCGACCTCTCCAAGAAGCTGATGGCGGTGTCGAAAGACCTTGGCCGGGCCAACCGCCAGGCGACGTCGGCGGCCGCCATGCAGTACAAGGACGAGCTGCTCGACAACGCCGAGCGCGACCTCGACAGCCGCAACCCGTCGCCGAAGCGGTCGTTCTCACGCTGGGGCAAGGACAGCAAGGGCATGGCTGGCAGCCGCAAGGCGCTGCAGGTCAGCGCCGGGTACGACCTGCGGGGCTACACCAACGCCGTCGCCAAGCTCAAGGCCCGGCCGCAGGGACCGTGGAAGGTCCTCGAGTACGGCGCCAAGCCGCACCCGATCGTGCCTGGCGCCAGCAGGGCCATGCGCAAGCAGGCAGCCTTCGTCTCAGCGTTCACCGGCGCAGAGGTCGGCGCTGGCGCACTGTCGGGCCGTGTCTCGTCGCTCGGCCGCAGCGGCCGCCGGTACCTGAAGATCCCCGGCAGCCCGACCGGCTTTGCCGCCTACGCGCAGTCGCCGGGCTCTAAGGCCAAGAAGACCTGGTCGCGCTCGCTGGCCAAGCGGACACCGGCAGCCATGCGGGTGTTCAAGTCGTCGCACCAGCGGTCGCTGCTGCGGGCACTGAGCCGGTGAGGGCGCTCGTCGTCGCACCCGGCCCGAACTTCTCGGTGGCCGACGTCTACCGGGGCTGGGCCGAAGGGCTCGCCGCCGTCGGCGTGGAGACCCGCCTGTTCGAGCTCGACACGCTGCTGCAGTGGTACTCGACGGCGCACCAGCAGGACGCCTCGGGCGCATGGGTGCAGCCCTACGAGGAGGAGCAGGTCGCCCAGCTCGCCGCCGGCCACATACGCGCCGAGTGCTACGCCTGGTGGCCCGACCTGGTCGTAGTCGTCAGCGGCTTCTTCATGTATCCGTTGCTCGTCGACATGATGCGCGACAGGGGCCACAAGGTGGTGCTCGTCGCCACCGAGGAGCCCTACGAGACGACCCGCACGCTGGACAAGGCCCGCTGGGGCTGGGACGCCGTCGTCCTCAACGACCCGGTCAACCTCGAGCTCTACCAAGACACGCTCGACTGTCCGGTGTTCTACGGGCCGCACTGCTACCGGCCCGACGTCCACAAGCCGGGACCCGGCACCCGCCAGAGCGACGTCGCGTTCGTCGGCACCGGCTACCCGTCGCGCCAGCGGTTCTTGGAGCGGGTCGACTGGACCGGGCTCGACCTCGTCCTCGCTGGCAACTGGGAGCACTCCTCGCCGCAGCTCCTCGACCGGCTCGTGCACGGCGAGACGGAGTGCATCGACAACGTCGACGCCGTCGGCCTCTACCAGGGGGCGCTGGCGTCGTTCAACCTCTACCGCCTCGAGGACGACGGCGGCCTCAACTCCGGCGCCGACGGCTGGGCCATCGGGCCCCGAGAGGTCGAGCTCGCCGCCACCGGCACCTGGTTCGCCAGGCAGTCCCGGCCCGAGTCCGACGAGCTGTTCCCGATGCTGCCGACCTTCGACAGCCCCGAGGAGCTGGGCGACCTGCTCCGCTGGGCGAAGGCGAACCCAGACCTGCGGCAGTCCGCCGCTGACCGTGCCAGGGCCGCCGTGGCCGACCGCACGTTCCCCAAGAACGCCGAGCGCCTGCTTCGGGCGCTCGACGTGTGACACCCACCCCAAGCACAGAAGGAGCCCGTCGTGGCCTCTCCCATCACCGGCCGTAACGGCCAGCTCAAGGTCGACCAGAGCGTCGGGGCCAACGGCTCCGCGTCGACCGTCGCCAACCTCACCACGTTCGACATCCAGCAGACCCGTGACAAGACCGAGGTCACGGCGTTCGGCGACTCGACCAAGACCTACATCGCCGGTCTGGCCGACGCCTCCGGCTCGTTCTCGGGCTTCTGGGACTCCGCCGGCGGCCTGCAGGCAGTGGCCGACGGCAACGCCCGCAAGTTCTACCTGTACCCGACGACGTCCGACACCACGAAGTACTGGTACGGCACGGCCACGTTCGACATCACCGTGTCGACCTCGGTCGGCGGTGCGGTCGAGGCGTCCGGCTCCTGGGCCGCCGCCACCTCGGTCAGCTACGTCGGCTGATGGCTGAGGAGTGGGCTGTCACCACGCCGGCGGGGCAGGTCCGTATCGCGGACCTGCCCCTCACGGCAGTGGTCACTCTGGAAGCCGACTGCGACCTGGAGTGGTGGCGCATCGCAGCGCACCCGATCCAGACCGCACGAGTTGCTAGCTACGTCTACGCCGCATGCTGCGAGTTCAAGGGCGCCAAGCCTGCCGAGCTCACCATGCGGGACCTGCTCGAGGGGACCTTCGAGACGGTCGAGGAAGACCTGCCGACCCTCTACGAGGGCGGTATCCCAAAAGCGGGTTCGGAGGCCGGGGCAGTGACGCCTGGGTCGTCTGGTGCGCAAGAGAGTTCGGCTGGCCCCCAGACGTGACTCTCCGTCAGTCAACGCGCAGCCTCCGGCTGCTCAACGAGTCGAAGGGCTAGGCCGTGGCACTGCTTGAACGTCTGCAGATCCTCATCGACGCAGACGCCAAGGGCGCTGTCCGCGAGTTCGACAAGGCCGGCGCAGCTGCCGACAAGCTCGACGCCAAGCTCGAGAAGGGCTCGGCAAAGACGTCGGCGCGCCTGCAGTCGATCGGCAGCAGGACCGCCATCGGCGGGGCAGTAGTCATCGGCGGGCTCTTCAAGCTCGCCCAGGCGTCCGACGAGGCAGAGATCCAGCAGACCAAGCTGGAGAACTCGATCCGCAACAGCGACCAGACGTTCAAGAACAGCGGCAAGGGTCTGACCGACCTGGCCACCGGCCTGCAGCAGGTCACCGCGGCCGACGGCGACGCCATCGTCGGGGCCGAGTCGCTGCTCGTCCAGATGGGCCTGACCGAGGAGCAGGTCAAGACCGTCACGCCGCTCGTGGTCGACCTGTCCCGCAAGCTCGGGATCGACCTGGACACCGCAGCCAAGATGGTTGGCAAGTCCATCGGCGGATCGGCCGGGGCCCTAAAAAAGGCAGGTATCGAGGTCGACGGCGCCCGGCTCAAGACCGACGCCTTCAGCGCCACGGTCGACGCTCTGGCCGGTTCGGTCGGTGGCTTCGCCCGCCAGGAGGGCCTGACCTTTGCCGGCCAGATCGCCATCTTGAAGAACAACCTGGGCGACCTCGGCGAGTCGGTAGGCAAGGGTGCCGCAGGCGTGTTCGGGGCACTGGCCGGTGACGCCGCCAAGGCTGCTGGCGCCCTCAACAAGATCAACCCGGCGATCCTTGAGACCGTCGGCGCAGTCGGCGCCACGGGCAGCCTGGCAGCGACGCTCGCAGGCGGCTTCGCCTTTGCCGCAGGCAAGGCCATCGACTTCAAGAACCAAGTGCAGGCCGGCAACACGGCGCTCGTCAAGGTCGGCGACGACGGCGTCAAGTCGCTGACCAAGGTCGGCAAAGCTGCGTCTGCCATCGCCGGTGTGGCGATCGTCGTCGGCATCATCGAGACGGTCGCCACCATCTCGAACTCGATCAACCAGATCGAGAAGAAGGGCACGGCAGCGTTCGACGGGTTCCGTGGTGCCATCAACGGCACGTCGGCCGACCTCGCCGACGCGTTCGCCAAGCTCGTCGAGGTCGAGGACAAGTCCGCCGAGTTCGCCGGCATCTGGGAGGGCTTTGGCGCCGAGATCCAGCTGGGCGACTTCAAGGCCGACGTCGAAGAGGTCCAGGCGGCGTTCAACAAGGTTCTCGACACGTTCGGTCCAGAGGCTGCGCAGAAGACGATCGACGGCCTGCGCAAGCAGAACGAGGCACTTGACAAGAACTCTGACCAGTACCGGACGAACGCTGACTTCATCGCAGAAAATCAGCAGGTCATCAACAAGCGCCGCACTGCCCTCACCCAGGCGACCGTTGCCGAGCGCGAGCAGAAGAAGGCGACACAGGAGGCCGTCGAGCAGTACGACCGTCAGACTGCAAGCGTCGAAAGCGTCGTCCAGACGATCAAGGACTACAACGACAACCTGACTCTGCTCACTGCCGAGTACGACGCTGCGCAGGCTGGGGCTAAAGCGTTCGGCGACCAGGTCGAGCGAGCCACGTCGGTCGACAACATCGCAGGTGCGGTGACCAGGCTTGGTGGGGCTGTCCGAACGCTCAACGCCGACCTCGCCGCCCTGCCGTCGTTCGAGGTAGCGCTCGACCCGACCCGCATCAGCGAGGACGCTGGCAAGGCCGTCGACTCGCTCATCCAGTTCGGCGGCGCCGCACAGACCTACTTCCAGCAGGTCATCGGAGCCGGCGGCGCCGACCTCGTACCTGCGCTGGCAGAGAAGTACCGGACGATCCTGACGACCGCACTCCAGAACGCCGGCGTCAACCCCGCAGACATCCCGAACTTCATCCAGCTTGCGGGCCTTGACGACGAGTCGATCACCGTCGCCGTCAAGTTCGCCAAGGACCAGGCGTCGCTCGACCGGCTCAAGCTTGAGCTCGAGCTGTTCTCGACCGAGCTGTCGAACGACCCGGCTGCGACGGCCTTTATCAAGGCTGCGATCGCCCAGGGCAACTTTGAGGGCGCCCAGAAGTTCTTTGAGATCTGGGCGCAAAACAACCCGATCAACGTGCCGGTCATCCCGACCCCTGGCACTGGTGGCAGCTACACGGTCACCGTCACCCCTGGCGTCAACAGCTCTGGTGGCACCTCGGGCAACCAGCGAACGCCTCGTGGACGACGCGTAGGTGCCCCGAGCAGCGAAGCACCGTCGCCACCTTCGGCATCGCTGCCGCCAGGGCGCGCCTTGGGTGGCCCGTTGGCCAAGGGCCAGATGTCCTACGTCAACGAGATGGGCGCCGAGATGTTCGTGCCGACCAGCTCGGGCTTCGTCATGGACAGCGACGACTCCAAGGCCCTCGTGCGTGGCGTCGAGGCCATGCTCGCCGGCGGCGGTGGCAGCACCATCAACGTGTACGAGACCGCCAGCCCCCGCCAGACGGCCACCGAGGTCGTCCGCAAGCAGCGCGACGCCGCCTACCTGATCGGACGCTGAGATGCCGAAGCTGACGTACAACACGGCGGCCGGCGACCTCACCATCGGTGGCATTGCCATGAACGGGCCTGCGTGGAAGGTCCTGAACCTCTACGAGCTGTGGCAGCCCGCCAACGTCCGGGGCTCCGACCGCATCATCCCCGGCAGCGGCGGCGTCGTCGCCTACCCCCGTCGGGCCACCGTGACGGTCCGCAGCCTGCAGATGCTCATCTCGGGCACCCACGACCGCACCGGTGCAGCAGTGGCCGACAAGTTCGAGGGCCTCCAGGCCAACGTCGACTACCTGATCGCCAACGTGGTCGTGCCGACGGGCGCCACCGACGGCACCCGCTCGGCCGTGCTGACCATGCCTGACGGCACCACCCGCACCGAGCCGGTGCACGTCCTCGGCCTCGAGCTCGGCGACCTCTCGCTTGACGGCGGCTGGACGAAGGCCGTGCTTGAGCTGTCAATCCCCACCGGAAGGATCGTCTGACATGGCGAACGCAGTACAGGCAACCGCACGCAAGCTGTTCCTCGACGGCGACATCGACCTGCTCAACGACACGGTCAAGGCCGTGCTCACCAAGACGTACACCTACTCCGCAGCGCACGACTTTCTTGACGACGTCGTGGTCGGCAATCGGGTCGCAACCGTCACCCTGGCATCGAAGACGACTACGGGCGGCGCCTTTGACTCTGCCGACCCGGTGTTCACCGCCGTAGCAGGCGGCTCAACGGTCACCGGGCTTTGGATCTACAAGGACACCGGCACCGCATCGACCAGCCCGCTCATCGCCTGGTACGACACCAACGCCTCGGCCGCAGCGATCTCGATCGTGACCTCGGGCGGCAACATCACTATCACCGTCGCTGCGTCGGGCTGGTTCACCATCTGATGGCCGACGTCACCGAGGCGCTGCCGGTCATCACACAGACCGCAGCGCCTCAAGCGCCCGCCATTGACCCGGCGAACCTGACGCTGGTGCTCGGCACCATTGCCCGCAAGGCCAAGGTGCAGCGCGGCCCAAGGACCTCCTGACATGGCTGCGACGATCACCGCCGAGCTGTACAACGCCGCCAACTCGACGCGCCTTGCCGAGCTGCCCTACGCCTTTGACCACCGCTGGCAGGAGGTGCTGAACGACTGCGGCACCTGGTCGGTGAGCGTCGGCACCGACGACGCAGCGCTGTCGTCTGCGACCTACGGGACCGTCGTGCGGTTCCTCGTTGACGGCGAACCGGCGTTTGCCGGCGTCATTGAGCAGCGCGAGCTGCGCATCGTTGCCCGAGGCGAAGAGGTCGACCAGGTCGTCGAGCTGTCCGGCCGTGGCCTGCTGGCCCGCTGGGAGGACGCTGTCGTCTACCCGAAGGGTGGCATCGACGCAAAGCCCTCGAGCGACGTGCGTCCTTTCAACTGGTGCTTCAGCGAGAACCCCTACCTGCTGGGCTGGCCGTTCGCCTTTGTGCGCCACAGCGCCATTGCCACCCGCATCGAGGGCGACCCGCCGCTCTACTCGCCCTGGTACCCGCCGAAGGGTTGGCCGTCACCGTCGTCGGCCTGCTGGCTGTGGACGAAGAACTACGGCGACGTCACGCCGTCGGGCACCTGCTACTTCATCTACGTCTACAACGCCCCGAGCGACATGGACCTCGTCATGTACCTGGCGGCCGACAACCGGGCCACGCTGTACGTCGACGGCATCAGCGTGCTGGAGACCGAGCAGTACCCGGCGTTCAGTTTCGAGGAGTGCTACCGCACCGTCGTGCCGATCTCGGCCGGGTACCACGCCATCGGCATCGAGGCCGAGGTCTACGAGACCAGCCCCAACGGCCTGTACCGAGGCATGGTCGCACTGTCGGCGCACCAGCTGCCGAGCGACGGCGTCCTTGATGCCGGCTCGTCAGTGTTCACGACCGATTCGACCTGGCAGTGCCTGGACTACCCGACGGTCGTGCCCGGCCGCACCGCCGGCGCAGCCATCTACGAGCTGCTCCTTGAGGCGCTGGCCCGAGGGTCGATGACCGGCTGGACGATCTCGTTCGACGCAGAGACCGACTCGGCCGGCGACCCGTGGCCCTACATGTTGTCCGAGACGTTCCAGATCGGTGCCGACCTGTTGTCGATCATCCGCCAGCTGGGCGAGGCGTACCTCGACGTGACTGTCGACCCGGTCAACCTGCAGCTCAACGCCTTTGTCAAGGGTGGCTCGCGCACCTCGGCGGCGACCTATGCGGCCGGGACGAACCTGACCGAGCTCGTGCACACCGAGAAGGGCTAGGCCGTGACGATCCTCAACGCCGTCCTGGTCCGCTACGCCAAGGGCTACAAGTCGGCCACCGACGCCACGTCGATCAGCAGCTACGGCCGCAAAGAGTCGTTCCTGTCGTTGTCCTCGCTCGAGGAGGCCGACTCGGCGCAGCAGTCTGGCGAGAAGACCCTTGACCTGTACGCCGAGCTGCAACGCACCGTCACGATCGCCATCGAGCCGCTCACCGACGCCGACTGCCCCTACAAGGGCGTGTTCGTCCGTGACGCAGTGACCGCCCCGGACCTGAGCGCGTCGCCGACGACGTACCGGGTCGTCAGCATCACCGCCGGCATCGACGACGAAGGCTTCGCCACGTTCGTCCCCGAGCTTGACACCAAGGCCGACGCCTTTGCGGACCGCACCAAGCTGTGGCTGAAACGTGTCGGCGACGGCACCCTTGCCGGCCGCTCCCCGAAGGCGCAGCTCGTCCGGCCCCTTGACACCCAGGTCCTGTCGGGCAAGGTCGAGGTCGTCACGCCGTCCAACTTCAGCCAGGCCACCGTGGCGGTCGAGGCGTCGCCGCGCTGGTCGCCTGACAAGACGGTGCGCATCACCCAGGTCGACGCGACGCTTGACACGCCGGGCTCGTCGACGACGACGGTGGTCGTCAAGAAGAACGGGTCGACGGTCGTGACGCTGTCGCTGACCTCGGGCATCTACCACAACACGGCGCTGCCGGTGGACCTGTCGCTCACGGCGTTCGACTGGCTGACCGTCGAGACGACCGCTGCGGGCACCGGGGCGGCAAACCTGAACGTCCAGATGGTCGGCGGACCGGGGTACTGACGTGGCTGCGTTCAGCCTCCAGAACATCGGAAGTCAGGCTTCTACAGAAACTTCAACGACGTTTTCGGTAAGTTTTCCACCGTCTCCGCAAGTAGGTGACGTGTTCTTCCTCGTGTGCCGCAGCATGAGTGGAACCGCCGCAACATTTACCCCTGACTCTGCCTTTGAGCCGGAGGAAATCGGTGCACGACTTACGGTCGACATCAACGATCCTGCGTCGTCGCGCCCTATCGGAACGCTCCAAGCATTCTGGTGGGTGCACGACGGGACAGGCACAAGCATCAGCGTCAGCACCTCAGTTACGGGCTCGTTCAGGTTGTTGGGACAGATTTTTTCGTACAGGGGTAGCGGCACGGCCGCTCTGGCAGGCACTCCGGTCGACGCAACCGCCGCCGCATCATCGACTTTTACCGGGCCAAATTTTGTTGTCCTGAGCGGCGGCGTCACTGCGATCAACATCAGTTTCACCGCTGCGGTCTCTGGCACGCTTACCGTTACAAACAGCCAAGGTTGGACGAGGCAATCGGTGCTGGCCACCACTCCGGCTGGTCTTTGGTTTGACATCACCGGATCGGCAACGACTTATACGTCCCCGACAGTCCAATCAGGCTTTCTAAGGCCATGGCTTTGCAAGGTATGGGGACTCGGCAATCCACCTACTTCCGGCTGGTCGGTCGGCCAGATCAAGTACTAACCCCAGGAGGGCACCCGATGAGCTGGAAGAGCATCCCCAACGGCACCGAGGTCGACGTAGTCGGCCCGGTCGGCGACACCCTCGAGCTGGCGATCAGCTCGACGTCGACCGACTACACCTGGACAGGCTGGACGTGGACCGGGCAGGTGCGGGCCACCGCCGACGCAGCGTCCACCGTCGGCACGTTCACCTTCACCGACTCGTCGACGTCGACGGTGCTGGCCCTCAGCGCCAAGGTCGCAGCGACCACCACCGACGACTGGACCGGTGGCGACACGCTCGTCTACGCGATCCAGGGCACCAAGTCGGGCACCGTCGTCACGTTCGTGCAGGGCCGTGTCGTCCCGCAGCCCAGGATCGTCCGATGACCGCCGCCATCGAGGTCGCATCGAAGGCCGCCGTCAAGATCGTCGTCAACGCCGTCTCGGGCGGCAGCAGCGGCGGCGGCGGTGTCACGGCCCACGGCGACCTGACCGGCCTGACCACCGGTGACGACCACCCGCAGTACCAGCGGAGCGAGTCGACGTTCACGTCGGCGAGCTCGTTCACGATCACCGACGAGACCACTGTGGTGTCGACCGGCTCCACCGTGATCCTGCCGGACGCCCAGTCGAACAGCGGCCGCACCGTCCTCGTCGGTGCCGGTGCCGACGTGACCGTCACCCGCGCAGGCACCGACGTGTTCCTCGACGGCGTCGGCTCAACGACGTTCCTAGTGCGCAGCGGCAACGGCGTCGGGTTCACGTCCGTCAACGCCGGCGGCACCTGGGGCTGGGCGATCGTCACCCGGCAGGGCTCCAGCTACGACCTGCCCGTATGGGCTGGCCAGTCCCTCGCCCAGGGCAAGGTGCTGCGCATCGACGGCACCGGCGCCCCGGCCTGGGCAGACATCGCCGCCGCCGACATGCCTGCGGCGACGACCTCGGCCGCAGGCTCGATGTCGGCCAGCGACAAGTCGAAGCTCGACGGCGTCGCCACCGGTGCCACGGCCAACGCCACCGACGCCCAGCTGCGCGACCGCTCGACGCACACCGGCACCCAGGCCGTCGGCACCATCACCGGCCTGGCCACGATCGCCACGTCGGGCTCGGCAACAGACCTGTCGGCGGGTACGGTCCCGTCGGCCCGGCTCGCCACCAAGGTCGTCGGCGGACAGGACGAAGGCGCCGGTGTCGCACTGTCGGCGACGCCCGCGTCGCTGCTCGACTCGACGATCACCATCCCGGCCTGCGCCGCCGGCGACCTGGTGCTCGTCGCCGGGTCGTTCACGGTCCTGAACAACTCGACGGCGTCCCGTACCTACACCGTCAACTGCAAGGTCGGGTCGACGACGATCACGGCCGTGGCCGCCGGTGCGGTCGGCAACGGCGTCACCAGGTCGTTCATGTTCCAGACGTACCTGCGGGTCGAGGGGACGTCGGACCTGAATGCCACGACGTTCATCGCCCACTCGACGGGCGGCGGCACGTCGCTGGTCGCTAACGCCGCGGGCGTCGCCACCGAGAACATCGGCTCCGGCTCGCTGGCGCTCGACCTCACGGTCACGTCGTCGACCGGCACGACCACACAGACCGGGACGTTGGAGTCCATCACCGTCACGAGGATGGCAGCATGATCCGCACCCTGTACCCGACACCGGGCCCGGTCGACTTCGGCCTCCTGGTCACCGAGCTGCGAGCCGTGGACACGACGGTCATCTCCAGCAACGACGTCGGGGGCCTCGTCGCCGTCTACACGCCCGGCGCCCAGGACGACGTGGCCCTCGGTGCCGTCGTCGCCGCCCATACGGGGCCACAGGCACCGCCGCCCGACCCGCTGCTGCTCCTCGCGCAGGCCATCGTCGACGCTGCGACCATCGAGGACGTGAAGCCCACGGCCCTCGCCATCCTCGGAGACGTCCCGACATGAGCGAGGGCCTGACCATCGCCGTCGTGGCCGGCATCTTCGGCGTCCTCGCCGGGGTGCCCGCCGCGGTCTCGGCCGTGCTGACCAGCCGCACCCGCAAGGTCGCCGAGAAGCAGGCCAAGGAGAACACCGAGCAGCACGGCGAGTCGCAGCGGATCATGGGCGAGGTCGTGCGCAGCGTCGGCGAGCTCGGCGGCAAGGTCGACGGCCTCGGCCACCGCATCGACAACCTCGACGACAAGCACGACGACCTGGCCGAGAAGCTGCACCGGCACCTCGGCGCAGAGCTCGAGGAGGACTGACGATGCCACCCAAGTACCAGCCTGTGACTGCGGCCGAGGCGAAGGCGATCCAGGGGCCACGGCCCGGCAGCCGTGCGCTGTCCGACGTGGTGCTCGCCCGCATGGCGCCCCGTGGCGTCAAGACCGGCGGCATCTACAACAGCCGGCGGGTCCGTGGCGGGCTGTCCTGGTCGACGCACGCCGCAGGCCGTGGCATCGACTGGATGGTCCCCGACAAGGCCACCGGCGACGAGCTGTTCCTGCGCCTGGTCAACGCCTGCGACGCCATCGGCGTCGGCGAGGTGATCTGGCGCGACACCCGGTGGACCGGCGACAAGGGCGCCCAGCCCTACAGGCCGAAGAACCACTACGACCACGTCCACTGCAGCCAGACGATCGACATGGCGTCCCGGCCCGACACGCCCGAGCTGCGGCGCTGGTTCGACCACTTCCTGTTCTTCGGGGCCTGACCTTGAGCTCGCTCGAGGAGTTCGCCAAGGCCAACCCCACGAAGTCGGGCTACCGCTCGTGGATGGAGACGCTGCCGGCCGACATCCTGAAGCAGATCGACGAGTCGGGCGACATCTCCAGCAGCCAGATCGTGGCGTGGCTCAAGTCGCTCGGTTTTGATGAAGTGACGCACTCAAAAGTGGACCATTGGAGGCGTCTCCGTGGGCGACGACCGACCAAGCCTTGACGAGTTCGACCGGCGCAGCCAGCCGCCGAGCGAGCAGGCCATCCAGGCCGTCGCCGAGCTGCTGCAGCGCGCCGGTGTCGATCCGGCCGAGGTCGGACGCATCGACAAGGTCCGGCTGAGCGAGTACCAGACCGCCTACAAGGACACCGACGGCGAGGCCCACGTCCTCGACCTGCGCGCTGCGTCGGTCGTCCTCACGCCCGCCTGGGAGACCGGGCCCGAGTGGCCGGTCGTCGACCAGGCACGGCCCGCCAAGGTCATGTTCGGCGGCCGGGTGGCCAAGGTGCCGCCAGCGGCCGACGGGCTCAAGCGCCTGCTCGTGCTGCCCGACCCGCAGATCGGCTACAGCCTCGACCATGCCGGGCAGCCCGAGGCGTTCCACGACGACGCCGCCCTCGACGTGGCCGTCACCCTCGCCCGCACCGTGCGCCCCGACGCCATCTGCTGCCTCGGCGACCTGCTCGACCTGCCGGCCGTCAGCAAGTACCGCAAGCTTCCGTCGTGGGCGCTGATGACGCAGGCCGCCATCGACCGGGCGCACGACTGGCTTGCCGCCCTGTCGGCCCTCGCACCCGTCGACCTGATCGAGGGCAACCACGACGCCCGGCTCATGCACTACGTCCTGGACAACGCAGCCGCGGCCTTCGGCCTGAAGCGGGCCAACGCCCCGAAGGACTGGCCATCTCTGTCGGTGCCCTACCTGCTGCGCCTCGACGAGCTGGGCGTCAACTACCTCGGCGGCTACCCGGTCGGGATCGCCTGGTACGCCCCGAACCTCGCCTGCATCCACGGCACCAAGCTCAAGATGTCGCAGGTGCTCGACGACGAGCGCGTCTGCGTCGTCCAGGGCCACACGCACAAGGCCGCCGTCGCCTACAAGCAACGACGCACGATGCACGGACCGGCCCTCATGTGGGCAGCGTCGCCCGGCTGCCTGTGCCGCACCGACGGCGCCGTGCCCGGCGTCAACGTCGGCCACGACCAGCGCACCGGCCGCAGCATCAACCGGCCTCAGGACTGGCACCAGGGCTGCGCCGTCGTCACTTTCGACCCGACAGGCGAACGCCTGCCGGTCTACGAGTTCGTCCCGATCAACAGCGGCACCGCAAGGTGGCGCGACTACGTCATCGAGGTCTCACCATGACCAAGTTCCAGAAGGACCTGGCCGAGCGGGTGGTGCGCACGTTCGTGCAGGCCGCCCTCGCCGTCGTCGTCACCGACCTCGCAGGCGTCACCAGCGTCGACGGTGCCAGGACGCTCCTGGTGGCCGCGGTGGCCGCCGGCGTCTCGGCCTGCGTCAACCTCGCCTGCCGCAGCCTGGGCGACCCCGACTCGGGCAGCGCCATCAGCCACGACTAGCTCGCGCTGCCCCTGCCCTCCGCAGCGCTGACAGAGCCCCGCCTCCTGCCTGCCGTCCTTCCCGGCACGGCGGTCGAGGCGGGGCTTTGTCGCGTCCCTGGCGGCAGGTGGAGTCGACGGCGGCGACGCTAGGCCGCCTTGAGCACGGGCACCCACCAAGGGCCGTCGTTGGCCGCGGCGGCCCAGGCGGCGTCGAAGGCCAGCCGGGCGGCCGAGCGGCCACGGTGCAGCCGGTCACGGGTCGACAGTGCGCCCCACGTTGCCACCACGTCGGAGTCGTCGAGGTTCCCGGCCAGGAGCTCGCGCCAGATGCGCTCGGCGCACAGGGCCCGGCCCCGTTCGTCGATGCCGATGCTGGCGCAGGCCCGCATGAGCTCGACGCGCACGTCGGCCGGGTCCGTCTCGGTGGTCATGGTGATTCGCATGGTGTGTCCCTTCCTCTGGACTGTTGGTGCGAACTAGAGCTGCAGGTACCTGCCGGTGGTGGCCAGGCTCTTGTGGCCCATGAGCTGCTGCACCCGGTTCACCGGGTTGCGGCGCAGAGCGTCGTGGCAGAAGTAGTGCCGCAGCGAGTGCAGGCTGCGGTTCTCGATGCCGACCGACACCATCAGCCGTTTCACCGCCGTCGTCAGGTAGTCGGCGTTGTACTCGACGAGCGGCGCCGAGGTCCGGGGCACCGTCGCCAGCTCGGCGCGCAGCCAGGACGACTCGACGGGCACCACCTGGGTGCGGCCGCCCTTGCGGCGCACGGTGAGCAGCCACGGCTCGGCGGACCGGTCGATGTCGGTGCCCCGCAGCGCCAGGATCTCGGCCCGGCGCAGCCCGGCACCGGCGGCGAGGGCGACGACGAGACGCATCGGGCCGTCGGGCGTCGCCCTCCACAGCCGCCCGAGCTCCTCGACGGTCACGGCGTTGGGGGCGTGGTCGGGCTCCGGCGGCGCCCGGATCAGCTCGACCGGGTTGTGGGTGGTGAGCCCGGCCCGGCCCGCCCAGCGGAACAGCCCCCGCATCGCCATCCACGCCGAGCGCCGGGTCGCCGGCGCCTGGTCCTCGAGCGTCGCCCACCAGCGCAGCACCTCGGCCATGCCGACCTCGGCGGGCTTCACGTCGCCGACGACGGCGACGAAGTCACGCGCCTGCAGCTCGCGCAGCTTGCGGCTCGTCGGCGCGTAGCTCTGCGCCGTGATCCACAAGGGGACGACCTCTGACAGGGTCAGGTCTTCCATCAGTTCTTCCTTCCTCGGGGGACGTATCCCCT